GTCCTCCCGATTGGACAAACGATAATGCCAGGCGATCAGAGGCACCATGATCAGCACCGGCCCCGCCACGAAGACGAGCACGGCTGCGACGATCAGGTAGAGGTTCCACTGGCTCTCCGCGATCGGGCCAGCGTGATTCATTACACCGAGCTCCAGAGCCTTGCAGCCGGCCAGCAGGTGTACAAGTAGCAGGAGCGCGCAAGAGCGGCGGAACGGCGCTGCGATCATCGGTTATCTGCTCCCTAGCCGTCATTCCCGGACAACCCCGGAACCGGTGCGCCGTCCAGCAAGGTTCCGTGTGACCCCAGCAATCATGGGATGCAACCCGCAATGTCACGCATTGCTGAGCAGTCAGCAAGGAACTCTGCGCCGCGTCGGGACCGGCCGCTTACGCCTCGAACGCCGACACCTCCCGACTGATCTCAATCTATGCAACCGATGGCACATGCCGTCGTTAGGTCTTGAAAAGGCGATCGCCCGACGCTGCGACCGCGCTTGCCGGCTTTGGAGATGCCCGTTGAGCCAGAACGCCCCACGTCGCTCTATCCTGCTGACGTTGATTGGCGCCGTGGTGGGCCTCATAGGTATCGGCCTTGCGGCTGCCGGTGCTTGGCTCATCGCTCTTGGCGGCACCTGGTACTATCTGCTGGCAGGTATCGCTCTGGTGGCGACTGGCGTCCTGCTGTTTCGGCGCCAGGCGACCGCCTTGTGGATCTACGCCGCACTATTAGTCGCGACCATGGCCTGGGCCTTGTGGGAGACCGGCCTGGACTTCTGGGCGCTGGCGCCGCGCGGCGACGTTCTGGCTATTCTGGGCGTCGTACTGGCACTGCCGTGGGTCGTCCGGCGGCTCGGCTCCACCAAGTGGCCTGGACCGGCACTGCCGCTCGTTGTCAGTCTGGTCCTGGCAGGAGGCGTAGCGGCAGTCGCCGCTTTCAATCGGCCGCACGATCTGGCGGGGCAATTGCCTGCTGCGCGCGGTCAGACATCGTCAGCTCTCTATGGCGGTGTGCCGCAAGCGGACTGGACCGCCTACGGGCGCTCGACTCGGGGCGATCGCTGGTCGCCGATCAACCAGATCACGCCGGCGAACGTCGGCAAGCTGGAAAAAGCCTGGGAATTTCACACCGGCGATCTCCAGCGTCCCGGCGATCCGGATGAGTTCACGTACGAGGTGACGCCTCTAAAGGTGGGCAACCTGGTCTACCTCTGCTCCCCCCACAACATCGTGTTCGCGCTCGACGCGGAGACGGGTCGCGAAGTGTGGCGCTACAACCCGAACATCCGCGCGTCCAAGCAGATGCAGCACCTGACGTGCCGGGGTGTGTCCTATCACTCCGCCGCGCAGTCGGGAGCAAAGCGTTCACCCGCCGGGGACTGCCCAGAGCGGATCATCATGGGCACCAACGATGCGCGGTTGATCGCTCTGGATGCCAAGACCGGACGGCCCTGCCCCGGCTTCGGGCAAAACGGCGTCGTGAACGTCTGGCCGGGCGCGCCCGAGTCCCAGCGCGGCTGGTGGCAGATCACCTCGCCACCGGTCATCACCCGCAACCTCGCGATCTTTGGCGGCGCGGTGTACGATAACAAGTCGAACTTCATGCCATCGGGCGTAATCCGGGCCTATGACGTCGTGACCGGGCGTCCCGCATGGGCGTTCGATCCCGGCAATCCTGGCGACACGAGGCCCAAGGCACCGGGTGAGGGACGCTACGTTCCGTCGTCGCCCAATAGCTGGATGGTGGGCGCGGCGGATGAGGAACTCGGGCTGGTCTACGTGCCGACCGGCATGGGAGCGATCGACCAATGGGGCGGCCGACGCACGCCTGAAACGGAGCGCTTCTCCGCATCGATCCTGGCGCTCGACGCGCAAACAGGCCAACTGCGCTGGACCTTCCAGACCGTTCATCATGATTTGTGGGACATGGACGTTCCCGCGCAACCCGCGCTGGTGGACCTCGATCTGCCTGGTCGAGGCCGCGTGCCGGCGCTGATCCAGTCGACCAAGACAGGAAACATCTTCGTCCTGGACCGTCGCACTGGGCGGCCGCTGTTCCCGGTGTCCGAGCGCGCGGTGCCGGGCAATCCCGCACCAGGCGATCGGCTCTCGCCGACGCAGCCCTTCTCATCCGTCAGCATGATGCCGCGCGAGCGTGTCACCGGCGCCGACATGTGGGGCGCGACTATGTTCGACCAACTGGCCTGCCGCATCAAGTTCGCCGGCTTACGCTACGACGGCCCGTTCACGCCGCCGTCGACGCGAGGAAGCCTGGTGTTCCCGGGCAACTTCGGCGTGATGGACTGGGGCGGCATGGCGATCGATCCTGTTCGCCAGATCGCATTCGCGCACCCCAACTACATGGCCTTTGTCGACAAGCTGATCCCTCGCGAACCCACCTCAACGAGGTCAGACCCGTCAGTCGACCCAAAGAACTCGCCCGACAACGCGCGTGGTCCGGCGGGTGGCTCCGACATGAAGGGATCGGACATCAAGGGGCTCAACCCCAATCACGGCGCGCCGTTCGCAGTGGCGCTCAACCCGTTCCTTTCGCCGCTAGGGCTGCCGTGCCAGGCGCCACCCTGGGGCTATGTCGCGGGTCTGGACCTCAGGACCGGCAAGGTCGTGTGGCAACACCGCAATGGCACAACCCGCGATCAGACGCCGGTTCCGCTGCCGTTCAAGATGGGCGTACCGTCGCTTGGAGGCCCCATCGTTACCGCGGGCGGAGTGGCCTTCATGGGCTCTGCGCTGGACTACTACTTGCGCGCTTATGACGTGACCACCGGCGACGTGCTGTGGCGCGGCCGCCTCCCGGCCGGTGGGCAAGCGACGCCGATGAGCTACTGGTCGAGCGCCAGCGGCCGTCAATTCGTGCTGATCGCCGCCGGCGGGCACGGTTCGCTCGGCACCAAGCAGGGTGACAGCATTGTCGCCTTCGCGCTGCCTGCGGGATCGTGAAATGAGGCTCTGCGGGGCATCGGCCACGTTCATTTCGGCATTTGAGTCAGAGCTTCAGTAATCGCGCGAAGCGCAATCTTGAGGTGCTTACCGACCAGGCCTTATCGTTGAATATGGCTCTAAGACTTCGCTTAAGCGGTTCCTGCCATATAATTGAAGGTCTGCTTGGGCCAGATCAGCACCGAAAACGGCCAGACTGCTCTCCAACAATCTGCACCGGCCTGCTTACCGGTTCTCAGGAAACTCGCTGAGATCGTCCATCGTTCTCTATAACTTTGGATGTGCTGGCGGAGAGGGTGGAGTTCGAACTTCATTGCTTTTGCCCTTGAGATTGCTCGCATTTGGCGCTCGCTGATGGCGCGAGTGCCCCCATGGATGCCCCTAGTTTCTGCGTTGGTTCGTGGCGCTCTTGCCGGCCTTCCAGGCCTCGATCTCAGACGCGATCCACCGAACGGTGTGCGGCGCGATATTGATCGGCCGCGGGAACGCGCCGCGCCGCATGTAGTCGTAGATCGATGACCGGCTCAGTCCGACCTCGCGCTCGACCTCGCGCCGGCGCAGCAGCCGCCCGATCTCCCCGCTCGCGGGGACAACTCGCATGGTTTCACCCATGGCTTTTCTTTCCTTCTTCTCGTGCTTGATTCAGGCGCGCCGCCGCAGCGTCGCTGCCTCCGGCATCGGGGTGGGCGGAGCGCATCTTTTCGCGCCAGGCTGCGTCGATCTCGGCCGACGTCGCGCGCGATGTGACGCCGAGGATCTGCCACCACTGCTCCGGTGCAGGCAGCGCGACGTGGCCGGCGAACGCCTGCTGCAGATCAGCGACACCCCAGCGCTCCTGGCCACGCAATGCTTCGATGTGCGCTGCTATCGCGGCGATGTTGTCCTGGACCGTGTCCCATCGATCGCAGGCGAGCACGTGTGGCCGGCCGTCGAGGTCGAAGTAGAAGGCGACACCAGGATCGTCCGGATCGCGGCGGCTGACGTTCTTGTCCCTCGCGCCCGATGCCGTGAACCGGATGTTGGTCGACAGCACCATGTTCGCTACGCGCCAACTCTGGCCAGGGCGCGTCATCGCTGAGGTTTGCTCGCGAAGCCGCTTCCTTGCCTCGGTCAGCGTGATCTCGCGCCCACTGCTGCGCCATAGAGCGCGCCGACGGGCGTTCGCTCGTGTGCGAGGTCGCCCGGCCGCCCACGTCAGCGGAAACATCATTTGGATCTCGGGATCGCTCATGCGCCGCCACCGTCCTGACGGCGCTGCCAAGTCTTGTAGGCTTCCGCGTGATCCGGACAGAGATCCTTGTCGGACGCCGGCGACACGGTGCAGCGGCGACAGATCGGGGCGTCACACGTTCCGCTGCGACGTGACGGTACCTTCCAGTCGCACAACAGCGTGGCGCGGCCGCCGCAAGCACAGCGTTTACTTCGCCCAGAAGAGCAGACGATTGCAGATCCGCCACCGGGCAGGGAGACATGCTCGCACGTCATGGCTGCGCCCTCCGCTCTTCGCGGTATTGCGGCTGCAAATGCGCGCGGCTAATGCTGGTGGAGAGTTTCAGCTTGCCGGCCTCGACCAGGGCGAGCTGCTCTTCAAACGACTTGGGCCGCTCCGCCTCGGCTCGTGCGGCTTCCTGCTTGCGCCGGCGCCACGCTACCTTCGCATCTTCGAACGTGAGATCGCGCAGTAGCTGGCGGAACGCGAAGATCTCGGCGTTACCCTTCGGGGGCCAATGCGATTGCAGGAACGCATTCGGACGAACCCGCCCCGGCCGCTGTGGTGGAGGCAGGCTCTTGCCAGCCGCAGCCATCTCAGCAGCGAGCTCGTCGCGGATGCGATAGGCGCTGCACCCGCCGATCGCGACGATCGTCGCCGCACGGCTGACAGGGATCCGTTCCAGCAACATGGAGCGGAGGGCATCGCGCTGCGCGTCGGTGATGGAGCGAGTGCTATCTGCTTGAACGCGGCGAACGCCTTGCGCATCACAGCCCGGCAACAGCTCGCCTTTGCGCTTCAGCCGCTTAATCAAGCGATTGCGAATGCGCGTGCAGCTCGTCTTTGAGACGCCGGATCGCTCGGAGGCTTTCGCGGTCCCAAGGCCATCCATGAAGAGGCGCTCGACCGCGGCTATCTTGCTCTTGCTGAGCTTAACACCAGAGTAGGCTTCGCCGGCACCCGGGGGCGGCAAGGTTGCCTTTCCGCGCCCGAGTAGATCCCGATTGTAGCGCCGGCGTTGTTCAGCGACGCACGCTGCGGACACGCCCAGGCGCAGCTGGATATCGACACCCTTCAGCCCCTTCTTTAGCGCGTAGCGCACGCGCTCGAGGCCTTGCTCCGTCAGGTGGCCATGGCCGTCACGCTCGGCCGGCGTGAAGCCGCGCTTGGCGCATAGTGCGATCAGCACAGCGTTGGTTGCGCTACCCTCGGATATGCCGAACTTCGCTCCGATGCGGGCAAATGACCATCGTTGGTCTTCCCGCAGCCGGATTGCCTCCTCGAGCTCTGCGCCGGCCAACTTCAGCCGCGGCGCATCTGCGACCTTGCGAGACTTCAAGCCCAGCTTGTGGGCCTTGACGTGGATCGAGTGCCAAGTGCGGCCGGGCAGCTGCTCGGCCACATCAATCCCCTGCTCTGGGTATTGCGCCTGCAGGATCGCCAGCTCCGCCGACGTCCATCTTGGAGTGCGATGAGCGGGCATCAGGCTGCCCACCTTTCCGGCATGCTGCACGAGCTGCGCGCGATCGCAGCCTTCTGCTCGGCGATGATCTCGTCGACATACGCGTTGCCGGCAGCAGTCAGGCGATACTCGCGATCGAGCGGGCCGCGTGCGACCAGACTCTCGCGCATCGTGTCGAATGCGGATCGCGCGGCTTGCACCGGGTCAGCCATGCCCGATCTTCCCTGCCCGCTGGTGCTTGCAGCCGATGTCGCCGCGAACCGCACAGCGCGGGCATGCATCTCGGCCGGATGCGAATGGGCGGACGTCGTGCAGCTGCTCGATCCGAAAGGCAAGCCTGTCGCGCGCGCCCTGGTGATCGAGAACATCGGCGACGGTGCCTGTGCACCGCGCCGATCGGCGTCGCTTCGCGCGCTCGGCTGCTTCAGCCTGGACGGCCGCCAGCAGGGCTGCTGATCCTGCTCGATGGTTACGCTTGCGGGTTGCCAGCTCACCGTTACCCAGGCCGCCGATCGCCTTTTCGATGACCGCGCCATGGATGTCCGTTTCGGCCATGATCTGCTGCTTGGTCTGCCCGGCCTCGTACCTGCGCAGTACCTCGGTCTCGGCTCGCTTGCCGCCGCCCCATGTCGAGGTGCTGCGCTCATATGGCATGAGACACCTCCGGGAGCGGCTCGGCCACTCGCTCGAAGTCAATCGCGATTACTTCCGGGTTGAGCTTCCAGGATGACGCCGTGGGGGTCAGGGACAAGTTACGGTCCCAGGCTTCGGCGAACGCGCTGCGATCTGCGAACCCTTCAGCGGACGCCTCTTCGTCCGTGATAAATTGAAGAGGCTTTGCCGTGACCGCCCGTACCAGCAGATACTGACGGTGCCAGACACGGAGCAGCTCGCGCGCGAAACGACGTTTGCAGTGTTCGCGTGGCACCTGACCCATAGCGTGATCAGCGAAGAAGTTCGGGATGGCTCCGCGTTTGTTCGCCTGTGAAGGCGACACGTGGTTGTAGCACTCGGGCAGCCAGAACGGCTCGCGCACCCATAGCCGGTCACCGGGTACGACGCGGGAGATCAAGCCGTGCGGACGAATCAGGCGCGTAAGGTGGCCGTCGACGAGCCGCCGGATCTGCGGCTCGACGATCGTGATGGGCCGGGCGATCACTCAGCCACCTCGCGTATTGCGCCTACGTTGGACGCTTCGCTCTGTTCGGGTGCGACACCGAAGGACAGCAGCGGATGGACCCAGCCCTGGGCCTGTTCGAGGGCACCGGCCGTCGCGCCGGTAAGGATAGGATCGGACAGCTTGTGCCAGGCGCGGAAGTGCTCGGCGCCGACGTGTGGCCTCGCTAATTCGAGCCGCTTCATCTTTGGAAAGAGAGCCATGAACGCGGGGGTTGGCTGCCAGAGTTCGCGCATCGCAGCGTCATCGACGCCGGCGAGCTCAGCGAGGCGATCGTGCGCCGCTACTCGCCAGCCCGGCACGTTTGCCGAGCGGAGCATAGCCAGCCCTGCCAGGACAGCGCCAGCAACGCGCTTGAACGCTTCGCCGGCACCGTAAAACTCGCTGAACGCATCGGCGGGGTCCGTGGTGACGAAGGCGGGATGATCCTTTACCGCACAGAGCGTCGTCTCCCACAGGGTGTGGGCCCTCGCCTCATCCAGGTGGGGCTGAACGGCGTCGACGGGTTCAGCGTCTTCCGAACCGCTCCAGTTCGCCACGAGGCCGCGCGCGCCGGTGTGGGCAGCGCGAATGCTGTGGGCGCCGCTGCCACGCGGCAGTTCCTGACGAAGCTGGGCCCAGACGATGTAGTCCTGACCCAGGCTGCCCCCGCCAAGCGCATTGGCGCAGAGGGCACCGCGGAGGATTTCGCGTCTGATCGATCGCATGACGTGCAGGCCGTCAGCGGTTAGCCCATGCTCATCCTTGACGGCGGCACGCGCCGCCTGTGCGACGGTGAAGTTGTTGGAGGCATCAAACGCTTCGCCTGCATCGATGACGCTGCCAGTGCGGGTGACCACAGGCCGGGCAGGCTGCGCGATGCCGGCCGGGTCGCCCGAGACGGCTGCTTTGCGCTCGGCATCCCGCTTCGCCTTCCGGCTGCTCCACCACCACGCGATCTGAGCCTCACCAGATTCGGTGATCTCGATCGTCGCGATGACGTCCGCACCATCGGGTAGCTGGATCCGCTGCTCGCCTGCAGTGCGTCGCGGCCGCGGGGGCTCAAACGAGAGGTGCTGATCCGGGTACCCGTTGTGCTGCGGCGGTTCGACCGCGAACCTAAGGTCGGAACGGCCGGTCCGCCGGCGCAGGTCGGATCGTAGGTGCGCTAGCTTGTTCTCGGCCAGCTCGCGCAAGGTCCCTTCGTCGACGATGCGGCCGCGATCGGGGCCATCGGCGAAGAGGTCCAGTTCGAAGCGGCCGCCGGCGCCGCGGTATGCTTCATCGCCGACGAAGCGGAGCAGGCGCTGCAGCTCGCGATCATCGACCTTCAGCCACGCGCGGATGTGATGCGGGTGGCGATCGAACTCCCGACGCGCAGAGAAATGCGTCCAAGCGGCGCGCTGCAGCTCCTGATCTTCGGTCGCGCCATATGCGCGCGCCTGGTCGATCGAGATCTTGCCGCTGGCATATGCCTCGAAGATCTCGGGTGCGAGGCGCCCGAGGCGCAGCTGCTGCTCTACCCACTGAACCCGCTGGCCGATGTTCGCAGCGATCTCTTCAACCGTGGCGCCCTGCCCGCTTGCGCGCGCGATCGCGGCGTGCACCTCGTAGGGGCGCAGCTCGCGCCGCAGCAGGTTCTCGGCAAGCGAGAGTTCCGTAATCTCGGCAGGGTCAAGGTCGCGCACCACGATGGGGATCGGGGTGTCGGCCGGGATGCGCCCGGCTCCGACGAGGCGCTGCAATGCACGTAGGCGCCGGCCTCCGGCGAGCACGCCAAACTCGGCTTGGGCTTCCTCGCGGAGCGGGTGGACCACAAGCGGCAGAAGCAAGCCTCGAGCCTCGATCGACGCCTCAAGCGCTTCTGTCGCCTCGGCGTCTTCACGGTTGGTCCGGACGTTGAGCGGCGAGACCGCCAGGCGATCGATAGTAACGTTAGCGAGAGTCGGCTGCACTGGCATCATGACACGGCACTCCGGTGGTGGAAGGACGGCGCCGCTGGCATCGATGGGCGGCGACGAGGCTTGGGCGGAGACAGCAGCGGGAAGGCGAGCTGTCGTCCCTCGCCAGGACAAGCGAGGTCGAGCTCTGCGCATTCTGGGCAGGTGCAGATCTGCTCGCAGGGATTACGCCGCTTCATGAGTGCGGCCCCGGGTGCCGCGCCTCGCGCGCCAAGCGCGCAGCCTCACGCCGGCGGTGGAGTTCGTCCTGGATGCGCTGCTCGTTGCTGCTCATCGGAATGATGCGCGGCTTGCGACCGCAGGCGAGAAGCGGATTGATGCCGATGCTCTTGGCAATGCGGCTGAAGCGACTGCTCACGAGAAGATCCTCCCGAGTGCCCCGGCGATCGCCGGCATGATGGTGATGACGGCCGTGGTTGCGACCGCGGCGTAAAAGCCGGTGAGCCGAGGCTCGACGACGTCAGCGATGTGCTCGATCCTGGCGAGCAGCCGGAGGGTGTCCTGGTCGCTCATCAGCCGAGCCCCAGCGCGGCTTTGTATGTGTCCAGGAGCATGGTCATCTCGGCACGATCGTCCGGCTTCATCTTCCGAAGCCGCACGATCTCGCGCATGATCTTGACGTCGTAACCGACAGCCTTCGCCTCCGCGTAGACGTCCCGGATATCGTCGGAGATGCCCTTCTTTTCTTCCTCGAGCCGCTCAACGCGCTCGATCAGAAGGCGAAGACGATCGTCGGTGTTCTCAGCCATGGTGCGCCTCCACCATGACCGAACTGGCGCGCATGCCGGCCTTGGCGCCAGCCTGCAGCATCGCTTGCTGAAGCTCGTTAAGCCGGTTCTGAGCGAGGCTAATTGCAACACCGAGTGCCGTAAGCGAGATGCGCTTGTCGCCAGAGCTCCAGACGATGTTGTCCAGTGTATCGAGTGCCCGCTCAGCAGCATGGAAGCCGAGATCGACGATCTGATCGACGTGCTCGCTTGGCACGCCCGTTTCGATGAGCTGCGCCCGTACGGGTGTGCGAAGGCGCGCTTGGCTGTGCGAGACCATCAGACCTCACCTCCGACGTGGTCAAGGCTCGGATCGCAGGTCTCAGCCGCAAGGGCGGAGAAGATGCCGAAGTCGCAGGGGAAGACAGCGCGATCGCGGAGCGAGCGCACGAGGCGCCCGTAGTCACCCGGTTCGTCACGCTCGAGCCGACGAAGATCCTGGATCGCCACAAGCCTGTTGCTGGGCTGGAGAGCGATCGCCTCGGCGCAGGCGCGGGCCGTAACCCCTGCTCGCTTGCGACAGGTACGCATGTAGGAGCCGGGCGTCAGCGCGGCTTCGTAAGCAAGGGGCATAGAACTCATCGCGTTCATGGTGGGTCCTTCGGGCAGCACGAAACCCTCCCCGAAAGCGCGGCGCGCGATCGGAAGGGCGGATCAGGTGGAGGTGTCGGGGTGCGGCTCAGGGCCGCGTGTGGTTACGGTGGGCCGCTCGAGAGCCCGGCACGTGCAGCGACATGAAGTCTTGCGCTCTGAAGCGAGGCAATGGCCTCATCCAGCTCGCGCATCGTCTGGCGATGATGGCTGGGGTCGCAGCCGGGCTGTGAAGCAAGGACTAGCGCTGCATGCGCCTCGCCGCCCTCCCGGATAGCGGTGGCTGTGAGCCGGCCCAGCGCGATCTCGTCGGCAAAGCGGAACATGCCCGCTTCCTCAAGCTGCCACCCGTAGGTCTCGTAGAGCGGCGCGCCATCACCGCCAGCGGCGCGATAGGCGACGTCCAGCTGGACGGCATCGGCCATCGGGATCTTCTCGCGACGCTCTGGGTCACCCCAGGCCCGCACAAGGCTTTGCTTGCGCCCGAGGAATGCGGCCATGTCGGGCCAGCCTGCCGGAAGCTGCCCGGCGATGCGCGCCAGTGCGGCGTCGATGGTGAGAGGAGCGCGGTGCTTGGTCATGCAACCGATCCTCGACCGGGGTGGCTTGACGCCACCCCGGCTTCGGCCATCCTGCAGTTGTCCAGACCAACAGGAGGATTACGAGTATGGCAATCAGCGAAGATACAGCGGCTCTCGTGGCTGCGCAGCTTACCACGGCATGGGCTATGCGCATGGGCGCGGGCGCCGGAAATGCTCCGGGACCGGATGGGCCCAAGTTGCTCCAGGCTTACGAAATGTTCCGCAAGTCTGTCATGGCCGGCGGACCAAGCGGCGGTCTCGCCAGCCTTAAGTAGAGGCTTCCTCGGGACGAGAAAGGCTGCCCTCAAGGTCTTTCCATGCCTGCTCGTCCCGCAATTCTCCGGTGCTGTCGCCAAGGACGAAGGCAAGCATTTCCTTCGCCTTCTCGACGTCGCCGTTAGCCACTCGAAGGCAATCGAGCGCGAGAGTCTGTTCTTCAGGCGTGCGCATGATGTTGTCCTTTCGTGCCGAACTCGAGGGAGGATGCCGGCGTCGCACAGGGGGACACGTTCGCTACCCGCACCCGGCCAGGCGTCGCGGTAGCAGGCGCCGCCGGCGGGCGCCTGATCTGCTGGAGCGGACAGGCCCGATTGCAGCATACCTGACGCGCTTGGCGCGCTAGCTCGGATGCCAGGGGCAATCATGAGCGGAGACCTTGGAGTGGGCTGGTACGGTCACCGGCGGCGTAGAGTTCCGAGGACGCCGCCGGCGCCGCCTCTGGGCTGCATGACGGCCCGGAGTTCTCGATGGGGTAAATGTCTGGGCGAAGTTCGTGGCGCGAAACGCCCGTTTCGGCCTCTGCCTTCAGGACGTACTCGTGCGACATGCGGCCCGCCTTGTTGACCATCTTCCACACCGATGTGGTCGAACAGGCAAGCAGGCGTGCAAGAGCCGATTGTGAGCCTGCGACCTCGATCGAGCGCAGGAGAGCAGCAAGCTCCGATGAGTCGAGTTCAACCATGGGTGTTGGCTACACCCGTGGTTGCGGGTCGTCAACAGCCATTACTGAGGATACGACATGCAACCTTGGTTGTATTGATAGCACATGATTGTGACGGCCCGCCTCAAAGAACGAATGGAAAATCAAGACGTCAGCCAGGCTGAGTTGGCGCGACGGGTTGGCGTGAGCCAACAAACGATTGGGAAGTTGGTCAGCGGCTCCTCGCAATCGTCGGCGTATCTCCACAAGATCGCCCGTGCCTTGAAGACGACGGCAGAATACCTCGACGGGGAGACAGACGAACCGTCACTCCCTGCTGCTGCCACTCCGACCGGCACCACGGACCTGAGTTCCATGGACGAGGAGGACGACGTCCTGATCGACATGATCGACCTCGCCTACGGGATGGGCGGAGCGTTCCTCGATTCGGATCAAGTTGAAGTCGAGCGAGTCAAATTCTCTCGGAGCTGGCTTCGGCAGTTCACAAACACTTTGCCGCGGCACCTGGTCAGCACACGGGGCATCGGCGACTCCATGATGCCTACGATCCACGATCGTGATGTGGTCATCATCGACAAGTCGCAAACCCGGGTCGATCTCAACATGGGCGAGAAGATCTGGGCGTGCGTTTACGGTGGCGTCGGGATGATCAAGCGGCTGCGTCCGATGCCGGACGGGACGGTGAAGATCAGTTCGGACAATCTGGTCATTCGCGACGAAGTCGCCGCCGATGGCGATCTCTTCATCGTCGGCCGGGTCATCGCGGTCGTGCGCAGTGTCTGATCGCGAACTGAACCGCCCCCTGCCAGCAATGTCGCTGGAGGTTGTCGGCGTGCAGTTCGCCAATTCCGACAAGTCCAAGTCGAACCGGCGCTTCGAGATCCTGCTGTGCAAGCCCGGCGATGCGATCGAGCTGCGGCCTGAGCCGAAGAACAAGGCCGACCCCCACGCGATCGCCGTCTTCTCCGAGCGTGGCGTGCAGATCGGCTACCTGCGCGCCGAGCGAGCGCCGCGGATCCGGCAGATTATTCTGGAAGGGCGTGAAGTGCATGCCGTGTTCCAGGCCACGGTCGAGCGAGGCGCGTGGATCCGCGTTGCCTTTGACGGTGAGGCACCAACGCTGCCGGCACCGCAGCTACCTCGTGCGAAAGAGATCGAGCAGCTCAGCGATCCGGATCCGGACTTCTACCCGGATGAGGTTTGGCCAGATGACTGACGCTCCCTGCATGCAGATCCACTGCCAAGCATGCGGGCACCCCTTTGGAGTGCCATACATCGGCCTTGATGAGCACAGCACGGTAACCTGCCCAGCCTGCGAAAAATGCGCGCGAATAGATCGAGCATCTATCGCTCAGTTCGACACCATGTTCATCTTCACCATTCGTAAGGGGTGCTGGGAACAGCAGACAAGACCTCCATCCATCGCGCAGCTGCTTGCCTTGAGAATGACCGGCAAGCTGACGGATCAGGGTATAACGGTCACCAGCTCCGTAGCCGTGCCCATGCCCGCACTCAGCGCCCACCTTGATGCGATCAAAGCCTGCTCAAAGGGTGAGCCCGTGCTCCTGATGCATGAGCGCCACAACGAGCATGATCCCCGAGCGATCGCAGTCCTATCGATCAGACAGGATAAGATCGGCAACCTCCCTCGCAATGCCTCCTGGCTCCGAGAAGCAATGCTCGATGATGCTCAGGTCTGCGCCGCGACAATCGCGGGGATCAACTTGAAGAACACCCACGCAATTTGGCTTGATATAGAAAGAGCCGCTGGGGGTATCGTCGGGGTACCTCCCTCATGAGGGAACCCGCAGAACTGCGTGATCGCGGCGGAGGGCATATCCGCCACGATCGAGAGCTAGACAGAAACTAAGGAAAACAAGGTTCGGCTCATGACTGAGAGAGCATCGGCTCCGATGATTGAATACGATCTGCTCGCGTGCGCGCGCGTGATGGGCCGCGACAAGCGGTATAAGAAGTTCGCAAACTTAGTTCACCGATACTTCGCAAGTCTTTCTTCAGAGCTAGACTTGTCCCAGGCCTTCGATCAGTTGGAATTAGCAAGCAACTTGAAAGACCCGGAGCCGGTTACAGAAACCGTACATCAAGCTCCGGAAGAGGCCATGCTGCTTGGTGCGCTCTTCACATCCGCCCTTCTTCTATATACGCGAGCAACCCAGACTAGCTCAAAACATCGTCAATCACTTCCAATCCGAGAAAGCTACTCAGACGACCAGAAGGTGGCTCACAAAGAGATGATGGATTTGCGAAATGATGCAGTCGCACATTACGGCCCTGGCGATAATCTGAAAGATGGTCTGGTGGCGGATGAGCAGCTTAATCTTCGGATCCAAGGTACGCAGATCGACTTCTATCATCGTTACAGCCGAACAAACTATCGTCAAAACCAGTTTTTCGATCTCATTACACTTGTTGAGGCTGCATCAGGGATCATTGGGGTTGTGAAGCAGGAACGTGGCGCCGAGCTGCAGCGCGAGATGAATGAGCTCGCTGAGCGTTTCGAGGATTTTCTTCCTAGCATTCGGGATCATCTTGTAACATTGCCCGTAGAAGATCGGGTGGGAAACGTTACTGGCACCTTCAAGCTACCCGCCAAAGACAGATAACTTGCTCGCCCAGAGATCGCGAGCGTGATACTCGATTTAGGCTGCGAACAACTCATGATAGCACCCGGTCGGAGGAAATGCCGCGACACCGGAGAGGGTCACGCCTCGTGGGGCCGGTGAGCTAGCGACCGGTATTCGCAGCACTCCCGGGCGCACTAGTGCAGTACCAACGCTTCGAAACATAGGCGGTTGGATCGGGCCGGAGGGTGTATCCGCCCCGATCCTGAGCTATCGAGCGATGATGGCGCACATTCGCGTCGCTATGGACCGACCTGGATGACGATCGCTCGCGACATCAGCTCTCTCGGAGGCCAGCGCGCTTTGGTGGAAGCCAAGATGCGCGAGTTCGAGGGCCTTCGTATGATCGGGCACAAGGATGCGGCGGAGAAGTGCCGCGAGGACGCGCACTCTCTTCTAGACTCATGGTTCGACGCTCAGGGCGAGATGGCCGAGCACCTTCGAGCGGGCAAATACCTGTAGTCGCTGGCTACCTTCGAGATCGACGCGGCTCTCGCTCCGGATAGGCGACGCTAGCTCCTGCATCGCTCGCGATGAACTGTCCCTGCTTGCCCGGAACGTGGTCGATGCGCCCAAACCCCCGAGCCACCAGGCTCCGAGCGGTTCGCCAGTCCGACGCCGACATGAGCCGCACTGGCCCAGGATGGACGTCGGGGTCGCGCGCTGAGATCTGAAGGAAGATCTGCTGTCGTTCGGATAACCGTCGCAGCTGCCCCTCGCTCATCTCGACGCTCCCGCAAGGCTATTTATCTCGCCTTTTCATGCTATGTTCTACTCGTGTGGTCGAGGCAACATGGCAATGGAGATGGGAGTGTCGGGGGCGTCAGCATCGCAATCTGATGCCCCGCTTCAGCTAAGGCCGGAAATGGCGAGCCGGCGGCTGCTGGTGCTCGCCTTCGTCCGCGAGTACATCGCGCGCTGGAGCCAGAGCCCATCGCATGGCGAGATCGCGAACGGCCTGTCCATCAGTCCTACCAGGGCAAGGCAGCTGACAAAGGCGCTCGTGGCGAGCGGGCAGCTAATCCGCCGTCCAGGACCACGCGGCCTATCCCTTCCTAGCGCACGCGATGAGGCGCTGCGCCAGCTGAGGGCGCTGGGCTACGCCATCGACGAGGACATACTGGAAGCTGCCCGCAGCCCCTGCTCACATTCGACCCTGCGCGCCCCGATCGTGATCGATTACGTCGATGGCCGAACGGTTGAACGGGGTACGGGACATTCAAGTAGGTCGAGCGACGAGCCGGGCCGCGAAGCTTCAGCAGCAAGAGGAAGCTCGTAAAGCGCACCTGCGCAACGAAACCTGGGCCCAGCGCAATCCAGAACTCGCGCGCGATGAGCGAGCCCTGCGCAAGTACAACCACTCGGTGCGGGCCGACTTCGGCCACAAGCGCAATGGGACGCCGGAGACACATGCGCGGGCGGCCCGCGTACGTCAGGGCGCACTGGCGCGGCTGTATGAGACCGGCGCGATCGACGCGAACCAGCTGGCAGCAGCGGTCTCAATCGCCGCCGTTCACGCGCGGATCACTGGTGACGTAACGATCGGCACCGTGAGCTACGAAACGCGCGTTGATACGAGCCAGCGCTATGAAGAGCTCGTCTTCGAGAAGCTCGGCGCGGTGCGAGCGGAAGTCACCTACACACGCTGGCGCCAGGCGATCGCCGACCCTGCAGTCGTGCTCGCCATGGTGATTGACGATATCGGCGTGAACGAGGCCGCGCGGCGGTTTGGAATGCGCAGGGAACGAGCGAAGCAGCTGCTGACGCGGGCACTCGATCTTTGGGCCACGATAAACGACGACACCTGCCGGGACGTCGACCATGCCACGCTCGCAGCAGCGCACGCGGGGATCCTCTAATGCATAATGATTTCGACGAACGCATGCGCAAGATGCGCGAGAGCCGTAAGACCCTGAGCGTCTTCATCCGCGCATGGATTATGATCTGCCTTGTTCTCACCATCGGTGGCTTGTTCAGTACAGCGTATGTCTTGTCGCACCCTGAGCTGATCGGCGAGTATTTTTGCCGCATCTCCGCCGGAGCGCAGACCCCCTGCGCAAAAACGACCCTGCCAATCGGGGACCGATTGGGCCATATCCGACCCCGCGACAGCTCCGTCCAGTAACCGGACGCAGCAGCCTGACTTCGCGAAGCTCGTCTGCCCAACCGGCCGGCGAGCTTTTCGATTCTGCGATAGGCGGTGAACTATGGCGACAGCGAACCGCAATACGCAGCGACCAGTCAGCCTCGCCACTCGCGTCGACGGCGAGATCGCCGCGCTCGACGTGGTGGAAGCCGAACTGCGTGGCGGGATCCGCAACGCGCAACACTACGACGCGCTCGAAGAGCGGGTGAGCGTCATTGCGGGCCGCCTTCGGTCCGCCTTTCGCGATTGCCGGAGTGAGCGCCCATGATTGACCTCGACCTTCTCCGGCGCGCTGCCGCTGATGAGACTGGCCGCCCCGTCGAGCTTACGAGCAGCTGCGTGTCGCAGATCATCGTCGAGCTTGAGGCCGGCCGGGCATCGTCCGTGCAACCTGCGCCCACTGTCACGCTACCCTCAGGCCAGCGCACGATCGACGGCGAGAAGTACTTCGTGAACGGCGACGGGGGCCTCATTCCCGACGCGGCGGTCAAGGTAGTCGACAAGCTGCAGGACGAGATCGTACGCAAGATCATCGAGACGGCCCTGCCCATTTCGGCGATCGTCACCGACTTCCGCCTGCAGACGCTGAGCGACGTGGACGACTTCGTCGTGCTGCTCGAGCAGGAGTACGGCGCGCGGCGCGGCGGATCGAAGGGCAACCTGACGTTCACCAGCTTCGACGGCACCCTGAAGATCACGGTCCAGGTGAGCGAGAATGTATCGTTCGGGCCCGAGCTGCAGGTCGCCAAAGGCTTAGTCGACGAATGCCTGCGCGAGTGGTCGGTCGGTACGCGTACCGAGATCAAGGCCATCATCAACCGTGCCTTTGACGTCGACAATCAAGGGCGCATCAATCGCAACGATTTGCTGGGCCTGCTGAGGCTGGAGATCGAGGACAGCCGCTGGCAGGATGCCATGCGCGCCATTCGCGACAGCATGCGGGTGGTCGGATCGAAGCGTTATGTGCGCATGTACCGCCGCCCTGACGTGCAGGCCGGATGGGTGCCGATCACGATCGACGTTGCATCGGGCTGAAACCCCGGCGCGCTGGTAGGAGCACGAGCGTGAAGCCCTTCGAGCAGATGCAGCTTGGCAACCTTGCCATGGTGAACCGGATCGCTGATGCACGCGGTGCGCTGCTGCATCGGATCTCGGTGGTGGAATCAGGGCCGCACGAGACGCTGATCCCCAGTACGCCGCCCTTCTGCATTACGATCGACGGTTCGCGCATGGGCGAGGATCTGCTCGCAGTCGTGCGGCCTGTGCTGGTGCGTGAGCTGAAGGCGCAAGTGGCGCAGCTCGAGCGGGATCTGCTGGCTCTCGGTGTGCACGTTGGGTGACCAGGCCACCGCTTCGCCCAGCTGGCGGAGCGATAAGCGGACAGCTGCAGAGCGTGGCTATGGCAGCAAGTGGCAGAAGGCGCGGCTAACGTTTCTTGATGCCAATCCGCTGTGCGTTCGGTGCGAGGCGAAGGGTCGGGCGGTGCCGGCGACTGTGGTCAACCACCGGACGCCGCATCGTGGCGACCTCAAGCTGTTCTGGGACCGCAAGAACTGGGAGCCGGTGTGCAAGCCGCACCATGACGGCGAGATCCAGCGCGAGGAGCGCAGCGGCATCGTGCAAGGCACAGGGCGCGACGGTCGGCCGACCGATCCAGCGCACCCATGGAACAGGAGCCGGTGATGAGCGAGCGCCTGTCCGCATTCGATGCCGAGTTCCTGTATGGCCGCCCAGGCGCCCACTATGCCGGCCTGCTATCTGCCCCTCTGCCTCGCGCAGTCTGGCCTGACACCATGACGAGGCAGCGGCGCAGAGCCGATGCCCGTGCAGCTGCGAAGCGGATCAAGCGATGATCGGAGTGAATGTCAAAGCACCTGGTGCATCTGGCTTTGGTGCACAGGTCCACACCACTGAGGGCGGTCACGAAGTCCTCGGTATCGCGCGGCTGAGTGTCGAGTTCAGCGCAGACGACTACGCTCGCGCGTACATCGAGATCGTGTCAGGCGCCGTGCACATCGATAACGCTGTCGCCGAGTTCTCTGTCGCCCACCCGGTTACCGGCGAGATCAAGCCGGTCAAGCGCGTCGAGTACGAAGACGGAACATCGTGGGACCTGAGCGACGATGCACCGGATGCATCACGCGCTGGTCTTCAGGTGATCCGCTACCATTCGATCGGCAGCACGATTGCGAAGCGCATCGCCGGTCAGACCACCCCCCCATCGAAAGTCTGAGGGGCCCCGGCACCTAGACCGGACATCGAGGTGCGTGCGCACTGAGAGTAAATTCTGAGGGGGGAGGGTTTCGGCCTGGTGCCCTGGAGGGCTTCATGGCCGATGTCATCGAACTGCCCGGCGGCGAAGGCGTACCGCCCGAGCCGAGCTGGAGAACCATCTTCGGACGCGCGCCTGATCGCGAGCAAGCTTCCGAGTACTGGAAGGCTATCATCAGCGAGATGCGCTCGGCCGAGAAGCTGGCTGTAGCGAACGCTCACTCGATCAAGCGCCTGGTCGTCGCCTACGTGACTTACGACATCAGCGCTCGCGAAGTGCTGAAGTCCGGGCCTGTGTTGAAGGCGAAGAAAACCGGCGTGCCGACGTACAATCCGTGGTGGACGACAATGTCGAACGCAGCGTCGCAAGCCGCTGCGCTCGAGAAGGAGCTGTGCGTCAGTCCTCGAGACCGGAACAGTGGCGGCAAGGTCGAGAAGAAAGCTCGACGCACCACCGGTGCGGATCGGTACCTGAAGCCTCGTGGCTAATCGTTTCCTTGCCGAGCCAGACCCGACGACGGCTTGGGCGAAAGCTGCGATCGAGGGCAAATTGTTTACGGCCGGCGAGCTGGTCAAGCACGCGGCCGAGCGGCACCTGCGCGATATACGCGACGGCGAACGCCGCGGCATCTTTTGGCGTCCGGACGCCGCAGCGCATGCTCTAGAGTTTCTGCCGTCCGTGTTCCAGGTGACCGACGGGCCGTCTGCCGGGCAGCCCTTCTACCCACTCGAATGGCACACATTTGTGATGGGTTCGCTGTTCGGGTGGCGCACCGCGACTGACCGCTGGCGGTTCCGTTCTGGATGGCTCGAGACCGGCAAGGGCCAAGCCAAGTCGCCGCTGATGGGCGCGATCGGCATCTACATCATGGGCTGGTGCGACATCGCGCGGGCTCAGTGCTACGCGATCGGGGAGGACAAGAAGACCGCGAACGTCCTGTTCCGTGACGCGGCCGCCATGTGCCGCGCCACGATCCCGGAGCACGACGAGGGCGAGAGCCTTGAAGCGCTCGGTGAGGTCGTTATTCGCGGCGAGTTGGAGAACGCCTGGAAGATCGAGCACCCGGACAGCGGCTCATTCTTCCAGCCCATTGCCAGCGGCGAAAGCCTGTCGGGTCCGCGGCCGAACTATGTCGCGGGCGACGAGATCCACGAGCTGACCGACGAGAACGTGCTGCAAACCTGGAAGCGCGGCATCGACAAGGTTGCCGGCCATGCTCTGATGCTCATGGGTACGAACACGCCGGCGACGTCGCAACACGTCGGAACCGGCTACTCGGAGATGTACCAGCAGATCGCGAAGGGCGAGGCCCGCGACGATAGCGCATTTGCTTTCGTAGCCCGTGTGGATAAATCGGACCGCGAGACGGTCTTCGAAAACGAGAAATGCTGGCAAAAGTCGCTCCCCGCCCTGGGCGAGACCTTCCCGATCGAGAACATTCGCGAAACCGTGGCGAGCGCTTTGCTGCGGCCGTCGACCAAGTCCAGCGTCAAGCGCCTGTACTTCGGCATCGATACCGCGTCTGCGGACTTCTGGATCGACGAGGAGAAGTGGTCGGCCGTCCAGGGCCCCGTCGACGAAGCGGCGATGCACAACCGATTCTGCCGCCTGGCGCTGGACTTGTCGCAGAAAAACGATCTCACTGCCTTGAGCGCGGCATGGGAGCCGATCGGCGACGAGCGTCTCGCGGTGAAGAGCTGGTATTGGACGACCCACGAGGGCCTGAAAGAGCGAGCCGAGAAGGACAAGGCTCCGTACGTCGAGTGGGTTGAAGACGGTCACCTGGTCGCCACCCCGGGCTCGACGATCGACTACACCTACGTTGCGATGCAGGTTTCACGCCTCAACGCTCAGCAGAACGTCCAGGAGCTGGTCGTCGATCCGGCGTTTATCTCGAGCTTCATGGACGCCTGCGCCGAGGTCGGGCTTGAGGTGTGGCTATACGGTGGCCCAGACAAGCCAGTCGGCCGCGGGCTCAAGATCATCGCCCACGCGCAGGGCAAACGCGTGATGTTCGAGGATCGGCAGCTATGCATGCCGCACTCGATCACTCGCACCGAAGACGCGATCCTCGATGAGCGGATCATCATCGACAATTCGCCGGTGACATACAGCTGCGCGGCCAATGCTTGGATTGACGCCGACGGCCAGGGCAACCGGGCGTTCGACAAGAAGAAATCGCGTGGCCGGATCGACGGCATGGTCACCACTGCGATGGCCGTGGGCGCCGCAACCGCGAGCGTTAAGCCAAAGAAGAAGTCGGTCTACGAAAGCCGCGGC